GCCGCTTCCGAGCCAAGGCAGGAGCTTGACCCTGCCACATCATACCCCAGCGGCGCAGGAGGCCGCACACTATGGCAAACTGGAATGAAAACGGCGGCGATCAGAATGGCAATAGCGGCATGTTCTGGTTCATGCTGATCGTCGGCTTGGTCGGCTTGGTCGGCTTTTTCCTGGTGGCAGCCGGCGGCGGCTGACCCCCCAGCCCCAACCGAATACGCCTTACAAGCCCGGCCCCAGCGGCTGGGCTTTTCTTTTGCAATTGTCAGGGTTTGGGGGCTTGACGGCGTAAGGGGATTGGGTGTATTGTGATTGCGCATATTTCACGCATTACAAAAGGGAGCGCAATCAATGGCAGAGGTCAGCGCACCGCAAGCCGCCGAAATCCTCAACACCTCGCACCCGACGATCTTCCGCCGGGTTGAAGACGGTTCCCTCCCTGCCCGCCGCGAGGGTGTCAAACGCGAAATCTGGATCGACGTTGAAGAACTGCGGCGCTTTGCGAAAAAGTGGGAGTATCGATTTAACGAGGAACTAGCAACGCTCTACGCCAAGTAGAGCGGAGATCAAAGACGGCAGCCCCGCCACCCTGGACAGATGACCGGAGCCGCCGCCTTCGTAACGCACCTTTACAACCAAATAGCCATTGTAAAGGGGTGGGGCGACCGGTGGGGATTGAACCCACGACACCCAGAGCCACAATCTTGCGCTCAAAGTGATCGACCCCTCCAACACCAGATCATGAATCTGGCGCTCAAGCTTCATTGCCCCAGCCCCTTCATTTTCTCCGCAAATTCGCGCATCATTCCCTGCGTCAACCACTGCGCATAATGCTTGGCAGTGGTGGCGATCTGGCTGTGCCCCAAGACCTTTTGCACCAGCGACATATCCCCGCCCTCATTGAGCAGGTACATAGCCAGCCCGTGCCGGAAGGCGTGCGGATTCAACGTAGCCAGCCCGGCAGCCTGCGAGCGCCGCCGCAACATCTGGTAGATGCCGCCGCCGCTGATCACCCCGTTCGGCTTGCCGGCCCCGTTCGCCGCCAGCAGCAGCCGCGCATCAGGCCACGCCGGACGCGCAAACAGATATACCACGAACGCCCGTTCGACGGCGGGCAACAGGGGAACCAGCCGATCCTTGTCACCCTTGCCCCGCACGCGCAGCAGGTGCTCGCCAGTCCGGTAGTGTTTCGCTTCCAGCCCGGCGCACTCTTCGCGGCGCAGCCCGCATAGAAAAAATGTGGTGACGATCAGCCGGTCGCGCAGGTCAATCCAATCGCCCTGGGGGATGCTATCGAGCAACAGCAGATAGTCCTCCAACGCTACGCGGCGCGGTTCGTGGTCGGGGGTCTTGGGCTGGGGAACCTTGTCAATCGGGGAACGGTCGATATATTCCCGTTCCACCAGCCAGCCAAAAAAGCCCTTGAGCGCCCGCCAGTGGCCGGCAATCGTAAACGGGCTATTGCCTTTCCTGCCCGCTGCTTCGTCTGCCCGGTCAGACGCCAAGTATAGCTCGATGACCTGCGGGCGCAGCCAGTTGCCATTGTGCAGGTTGTTCGCCCGCAGCCACGCAAAAAAGCGCATGACCTCGGCTCGATACCACTCGATAGTGCGCGGCGAATGGTTTGCAGCCGCGTGGGCAGCCAGGAACATGCGCAGCAGTTCGTCAATACTCATTGCTAATGCCTCCATCTACCGTTTGGGGTTTTCGGGTAGAACTGGAGGGCGGGACGCCACGGGACGCCTGCTCTCCAGTCTATCACAATTTTTCGTGTGTTGGCGGCACGCTGGGCATGTAACCGCGTTAAGGTTTTGGCGGTGGCGGCTGGCAGTTCGCAAAGAATGATCCAATTATTTGCACCCCGGTGTGGGCCGGAGGCGACGGAGCACGATAACCGGCTTACCTCTCTCCCTCCGACCCACACCGGGCCGCCCGAAAGCGTTTCGGACGGTGACACAAAAAGGCCGGCGCTTGTGTTAGTGGCACAAGCGCCGGCAGGTTGGGGCCGCAAGCCCCGGAAAGCGCAGACACAACCATGATACCACAGGAAGACACCCAGATGATCAATGAATCCCCTGACCCGCTGGAACAGGCGGGCGAGCTACTGCTGCGGCTGCACCGCGGCAAGACCGTCACCGGCGGCGGGATCGAACGCGACGCGGCCACCGTGATCGCCGCGGTCACCTACGCCGCCGCGGTCGAACTGCGCCGCGTGGGCGATCTGCTGGAATCGCTGTGCGACTTTGCCCACAGCGAAGGGCTGGCCGCCGACCTGATCCAGATCATGAGCGCCCAGCACGCCGGGCGAAACGGGGGCCGGTGATGCTCGCCCCCCTCGCCGACCTCGACAACATCAGCACCCGTCTGCGCGACCAGCGCGCCACTGACCTGGCCGCCCGCCGCGCCGCGTGGCGCGACATGACGCCGCAACAGCGCCGCCGGCTGACCAAGGCCGCAATCCGGCATTTCGAGAACTGGCTGGAAGAAAGGACAGGGCCGCATGGACGCCGCAAGCCTGCGTAATCGGATCGTAGAGTTGCAGCAGGCCGGCGCGCTCACCCGTGCATCCGCCTGGCTGGCCGGAGCGCTGCTGGATCGCGTTTCTGACCAGTGGACAGTCATGCTCACCCGCGAACAGGCTTGCGAGGCTTGCGGCGTGACCAATTGGGCGTCCGCAAGGCGCAGCCTGAACAGGTTGGCGGATGCCGGCCTGATCGGGCTGCACACGAACATGAGGGCTTACGTTTATTTTCTGGAGCCGCCGCAAGCCGAACCGGCCCGCGCCGAAACTGCGCGCGAACGCGCCGAAACTGCGCGGGCGGAACCGGAAGACCTTACGGAGCCGCGCCAAAACTGCGCGCCACCGCGCCGAAATCGCGCGGATCGCGCCGAAATCGCGCGCCAGCGCGCCGAAACTGCGCGGACTCCTAGGAAGGATCAGGATCAGGATCAACAACAGGAAGGAAGGATCGATCCTTCCTATCCTGCTGTTGATCCTTCAGGGGGTGCAGGGGGAACCGAAACCGCGCCAGAAGTGCGCGCCAGCGCGCAGAAACGGCGCGGCACGAGGCCGGACGACCAACCAGCCGCACCCGCCGGCCCGCAACACATCCCGCCAGCCGAGCAAGCCCGCTCTGTGCGGCTGCTCACCGATCCAGAGGTCGGGCTGTACCCCAAGCTGGCCGGGGACGCCGCCGAACGCTACGGGTTCCGCGAGATCGCCGCCCAGGTGTTCCGCTACCTGCGCGACCGCGCCGCCGGCCAGGTGCGCAGCCCCGGCTGCATTCCCCAGCGCCTCGCCAAGCCGGAACAGTTTCCGGCGCAGTTGGAGGCTGACGATCTGGAACATGACCTCTGGCTGCGCCACGCATCAGAGGCCGATCTGGAGTGGGGGCGCAGAGAGGCAGCGGAGAGCCGCCGCCGCATGTACATTCCCGACGAATATTCGGACATCATCCTGGGGTGACGCCATGACCAGACAGCAATTACCCGACAACCTACTCGACAACCTCATGGGCGGAACGGTTTCCATCCGCTCGCAACTTAAATATGACTACAGCCTGATCCCCGCCGGCCAGCGCGAGGCCATTCAGGCCGCCGCCGTGGACATCATCAAGGCGGGCCGGCAGGCGCAGCAATCGCTGATCGACATCGGCCAAAAGCTGATCGCGGTCAAGGACGTGCTGGAGCATGGGCAGTTCGAGGACTGGTGCAACACTGAATTTCAGATGTCGTCGCGCACCGTCCAGAACATGATGAATGTGGCGCGCGCCTTCGATGGCAAAAGCGAAATTATTTCGCTTTTGTCCGATACCGCCCTCTACGCCCTGGCCGCGCCCAGCACGCCCGAAGCCGCGCGTGACCAGGTGATCGCAGAGGCGCAGGCCGCCGGCGCGCCGCCCAAGGTGGAGCGAGTCAAGGCCGTCATCGCGGCGCATAAGCCGCAGCCAAGTTTTGCGGATGTGTCCCGAATTGAGCGCGTCGTCTGCGCGGTGATCGAGGAGCGATGGCCGGACACCCCTGAAACGCTGTCCCTGGCTTTCACCTTGCGCGCCGCCAAAGCTGGCAGCCTGTTTGTGAAGGACGTTGAGTTTGCACTGGACGAACAAGGAATCGAGTTTCGTGGCCGCGACCTGAAGCAGGCGATCAGCAACGTCGCCGCACAGATTGAGCAGCGCGTCCTCCAAACCCAGCCCCCGCCCTCGGCCAGCCCGGAGCAACGCCAGTACGCGAGCGCGGTGCGGTTTATCGAGCTACCGCCGCCGCATGTGATCGACCTGAAGCCAGCGGCCGCGCCGCCCGCCCCAGCCCCCAACACCCTGCCCGCCGATCTCGCCGCCCGCGGCTGGGAGCTGCGCCAAGTCCCCGGCTCAGGCCGCTGGTACTGCAACAACCGTAGCGGCCCGCGCGCCACGGGCATTTCCGACAAGCCGGCAGACGCCATTGCCGAGGCGTACACCATGCAGCGCGACCTGCGCGGGCCGCAGGTGGTGGAGGTGGAAGCGGTCAGGGAACTGCCGCCGCGACCGGCCAAAGACCTGATGACCGCCGCCGCCGCCGGCCTGGACGCGGCGATCCGGCAGATGCAGGTAGCCTATGGGTATGTGGACGGCTGGGACATGGATTGGTGCAAGGAGCTATCCGACATCATGGACGACGTGCTTCGGCTGCGCCAGGAGCTAACCGCATGACCACGCCAACCCTGACCGACCTGCTGATCGCCGCCATCATCGCCCTGCTACCAGCCGTCGCCGGCCTCACCTGGCGTGTGCTCGTGCTCCAGGGGCGCATGGAGGTGTTGATCGTCGCCGTGGAAGTGGAACAGGCGTGGGCCGACAAAGAACGCCGCGACAGCGAGCGGGAACTGGCTGCCCTGCGTCGCGACTACGCCGCCCTGCTCAACGCGCACCAGCGGGCTACCCTGCCCGTGCTAGGCGGGGCCTGGCGGGCCGGGCTGGGCAAGCCAGGCGGGCGGCAGTAGTGCTAATCACCGTTATTGCAACAGGAGGAGAGGAACATGAGCAAAGGTTACTTCGGTTGGCAAAATGATTATTTCGATCCTGAGCATGAGGACGCAGGAGAGATGGACCCAATGCTAGATGTGCAGCAACGACTCGCCGCCATGACGGAGCGCGCCGAGGCAGCGGAGGCGCACGCCAAGAAACTGGGATGGCAAAACCGAGGTCAATGCCCGCTTTGCAGCGCACCGAACACGCGGTCGATATGCGACCCTGAGACCGGCGTGCGCGTGTCCTACTGCCTGCACTGCGAGACGGCAATCCTGTGGCAAAACGAGGTGCAGCCGTGAGCGAACGCTATCTAGTCCCTGCCATTCCTACCCTTGGCGACCGTGCGCCCTTAGACCCGCGTGCGCGCCCGATCCTGTTCTCTGCGCCGATGGTGCGCGCTATACTCGCGGGCAACAAAACGCAGACGCGGCGCGTGATGAAGCCGCAGCCCTGGTCCATTCCTGGCACGCCTTATATTTCAGACGGCTGGATGTGGACCAAACAGGGCCATGGCGACGGTGATGGCCTCAATTGGGGTATCAATGCGTCCATGGATAAGGTCAGCGAGGTGCTGGCAAAATACTGCCCGCACGGGCGGCCTGGTGACCGCCTGTGGGTGCGTGAGCCGGTCGGCATCCATTGCCGACCGGAGGATGGTATAGAGGGCTACTGCGTCTATCGGGCCGATTTTCCCGACGGGCCGCTCGTGACCTTTGAGCCGCACTGGACGCCGGCTATGCATATGCCACGATGGGCAAGCCGCATTACGCTGGAGATTACAGGCGTACGCGTACAGCGACTCCAGGATATTACCGAGGAAGACGCCATTGCAGAGGGGATGGAGACGATCCCAGTGGGTACAGCGACCTGGAGCAACCGGCAGTCGTTCGCCACCCTGTGGGATCAGCTTAATGGCAAGCGCGAGGGCTGCGCCTGGGAGAACAATCCCTGGGTGTGGGCAATCAAGTTTTTGCAGTACAGATAAGGAGGATTATCAGAATCGGAGCAAGAGAGCCATGAAAGAAGAATTACGCTACGTCATTGTGCTGACCACCAGTAAAGGAGAGTTTTACTGGAACAGCTACAGCGTTCACGACTATGAGCAGAGATTGGGTGTCAACCGCACGTTCGGTTGGGTCAACGCCGTTGGGGCTGCACAGCACTACCAGAAAGCGCACGCAGCACGGCGGCAAGCTACCGGCCTGGAGACTGACCTGGGCAGGCTGTTTGACTGCGTGTTGGCCGTGCGTCCCGTGACACTGCGCTATGACAAAAATACGACCCCTGTGCTGACCTATCATCTTCATGAGGTGCAGCCGTGAGCGCACTAGAGAAAATTCGCATCCTCGCGGGTTGGCAAGGCCCGCTTGATTTGGAGGATGCGGTTGATCAGATTGAGGCGCGCATCGACCAACTGCGCGCCAAACTTGCCGCCGTCACGCAGCGCGCCGAGGCCGCGGAGGCGGAACGCGACGTACTACGCGCCGAGTGTGAGGAATGGCGCGAAAACTACGCCGCGCTGGAAGCCGTCGCTATTGCCGCCGAACGCGAACGACAGGCGGCGGAGGCCGCGCGTGCCGCCGTGCCGCGGGATGCTCTCTGCCGCGTGCTGCTTACTGGCTACCGCACAGATGCACAAATTGCAGCTGATTCGGACGCCATTGACGCATGGCTGGCGCAGCAACCGGAGGTGCAGCCGTGACAACCAGAGCCACCTATTACATCGTGTGCGACCTGTGCAACGAGTCTGGCGGCCACAGCCACAACGAGGAAACGGCCCGCCAGGAGGTGCAGCCCGCACCGTAGCGGAACCCACAAAAGAGGAAGGGCGCAGCGCCCCCGGTCAAGGATGACGCTGCGCCCCCGGCAACCCAAGCGCCAGCCCAGGCCGCCTGTCCCCATCCTATCACGGGCAGGCGGCCCAATCAAGCCCGTATAGGAGCACGCATCAATGTCTACTTTGCCACCAACCCCCAGCCCCTTTGGCCGCACCTGGAGCGCCGAAATTGCCGCCCGCTGCGCCGCGCAGAACCGCCCGCCCGCCGTCGCCAGCGCCGCCGCCATCTTGGGCGCGCTGCTCGATAATGGCCTGGTCGATCTCCCGACCGCCGGCCTGATCGCCCGCGGCGAGGCTGACCCCGCCGCGCTGGATGGCTACCTGGTCGCGCTGTCCGCCGACGTGTGGCTGGCGACGCGCGAAGGGGGTGCGCTGTGACCGCCTACAACCTGCCCCGCGGCAATGACAACGCCACGATCACTGTCCCCGTGCCGCCCTGGCGGCTGCGCTGGCTGATGTCGCAACTGGACGCCGCCGGCATTCCGTTCGACTTGGATGCCGCCGGCAACCTGACCACAATGGAGGCCGGCCAGCCGATCATTGACCAGGTGCTCGGCTACCAGTCCCAGCGCCCGCAGTTTGGCGCCGAACGCGGCGGGTTCGATCTCCTCAGCCGCCGGCCCGGCAACCGCAGCACGGCCACCGACGCCTTGGGCTTCGTGCTGGCCCTGGGCGTCGTCTACGCCGTCGTCACCCAATCCGCCCGCATGGCGGCCTGGGCCGGCGGTCTGGGCCTGAATCCCGACACGACCCGCGCCGCGGCCATCATCGTCGCCGGCCTGGTCGTCACGCTCCTGATCTCTGAGCGCGTAATCGGCCCCCGCGACCGCCGCCGCTGGCTGTTCGTCGCCGGCATGATGGGCCTGTTCGTCGCCGCTGCCTGGTGGTTTGCCTGCAAAGCATGGGGGATACTATGAGCCTGTTCCGCCGCCAACCGCCCCAACCAACCGGCCCGGCCCCGCGCCAGCCGTCCGCCTACGTGCGCTCCGAACTGGAGCCAGCCGCGCCGCCCAGCCCGCCCGCGCTGCACCCCGCCCAGGTGCGCCGGATCAACTGGGAAGAGGAGGCCGCCAGCGAGGCGCGCCAGCTACCCGCCCGCCGCCCATCCGGCTACGTGCCCGCCGCGTCGGAGATCATCCGGCTGCCGGAGGTGAACCTAGCCAGCCCCGACGCCAACGTGAGCGCGGCGATCCAGCCCTTTGCCCAGATCGAGGGCAAAACGCTGGGCAGCCACCAGGACAGGGCGCGGGCGTGGCTCAAGTACTCGCTGCCGCTCTCCGTCACCGCCGCCGCCGTGATGGTTGTCGCCGCCGTCGCGCTCTACGACGTACCGCTGCTCAGTTTCTGGGCGCTGCTGATCTTCGGGCTGACCTTCGTTGTCGCCTATTCGGTGTTGCTGCGCATCTACTGGGAGCACACGCCGGAGGGCGTCGCGCTCAGAAACACGCGCGGCCTGTGGGGCTACCTGCGTGCGGAACAGGCCCACCGCCACGGCATCGAACGTGAGATCGTGGACGCGCAACTCGAAGCCAATCGCCGCCGGCTGGGAGGAGAACAGTGAGCGCCAACCCCACCGTCACCCGCGCCGGCGTGTTCCACGTTGCGCAGACCATCAGCGAGCTATCCGCCCGCACGCTGGCATCCGGCCAGGCGCGCATAGACAGCCATGCCAGCGGCAAGATCATCCGCCTGGCCGAGGAACAGTCGCAGCGCGTCGTGCACACGGCGCAGGCTGACCTGGCGCAGCGGGCAGTCGAACGCTGGCTGGAACTGCTCTATGACGGCGCGCCCGATCTGTGGTGGAACGTGCGCGAGGACGGCATGGTGCTCAAGGCCCCGCCGTGGTCGCGCAGCCGCCGCCGCTCCTACGGCCTCTCCGAGCCGCAGGCCCGCCTGCTGCGCCGCATTGTGGGCGATCTGGTGGCCGGCCTGCCGCTGACGCGCCAACTCTATTTCTATCTGCCGCAGCACCAGCGATGGGCGATCAACCGCAGCCGCTTTCCCAACGTGGAAGCGGCCCTGGAGTGGCAGCGCACGCTGGGGGCGATCAAGGCCCCGACGTGGCACGCGTACTCAGTAAAGTTTCCAGGAGGGAGACTGTGAAATATCTCATTGCAATCCTGGTATTCTTGTTCCTTGTGTTAACCGGAATCGCACTCGCCAGCCAACTCGATCCATTCACCCTGGGCATGGCGGCTGGCATGGTTTTCGGTGTCCTAGCCGGCGTGCCGGTCGCACTGCTAACGCTGGCCGCCAACAACCGCCGCGCCGACGAAGACGGCCCCCAGCCGCCGCGCCAAAGCGCCATCATCCTGGATGCGCCGGTTGCGCCGGCTGCCCCTGCGTTGCCCACCCAGCCCACACGCCGCGCAGCATGGACACAGGCGCAGGCACAACAACTCACCGGCTTCCAATATGTAGATGACGCGCAGACACGAGCGCGGCTGGCCGCGTACGGCGTCCAATCGCTGCCCTGCGCCCATGCCATGCTGACCAACGAGGACGTGGCGATCCTGCGCGTCTACTACGACGCAGGCTACTACGCCAAGGCTGCGCTACCGCTGACGGCGCAGGCCGCCACCGCTGCCCGCCATTGCTGCGACGATCCCGCAGCCATCGCGGTGGAGGTGCACCACCGCGATGACATGATTTTCGCCTGGATGCGCCCCGCCGCAGCGCAGCCGGCAGCCGGCAGCCAGTTGGCCCGCCGCCCCTCCTGCCATGTGCGCCCGCAGCCCCCGCGCCTGCATCAAGCCGCGGACGACGACGACGAATACTATGAGGCTGTTACTGTCGAAGAAGAACTCGCCGCCGCCACCCAGCCCGCCAACTGGGACGACTGGGGCGACGACGACGACCCCGAAGACGCACCAGACGCCTGGGGCGACGACGACGACGATTAACCACGCAAAAGGCCCCGGCGGGTTGCCGGGGCCTTTTATTAGAGCAACTGTTAAGAAAAATTAGCGGCTCCTCTATTGACGCCGCCGAAACCTACGTTTCCCCTCCAATATGTACGAAAATCGTATTTGCCCCATTTCCCGTATTGACAATATACGAAAATCGTATATAATAGAGACATAGGCAAGCAAACAGACAGACAGGCAATAAGGAGACGGAGATGAAATTTCAGGCCAAGTATCTCAAAAGCGACTCTTGGGTAATCCCCACGTTCGCAGTTGCCCAGGTCAACGACTGGGACATCGAGGTTCGTTTTGGCAGCGAAGGCGACCCGACTGGCCCCGATGACTCCGAAGACATCGCGGAGTCCACTGGGTATGACGTGACGGCCTGGCCGGTTGACCGCAGCCAGGCAACGTATCGCATGGTGCGGCCCGAATGGGTGAACGGTGTAGCGGCAGCAATGATCAAGGCGCTGGAGGCAGCGCCGGCCCACATGAACATCAACCGCATGGGCATACTGGAAATCGAAGCGTAGCAACCAAGGGGAGGGGTAGCCCTCCCCGCCAAAAAGAGAGATCGGCAATGACGACAACTAAGCGCACGATTCGGGGCGAGCGGTTCGACGTAGAAAAACTGGTAAGTGATGCGCTGGCCGCCGCCCGGCCTGACGCCGCCGCCGCTACCGCGGCCTTGCAGCGGATGGGGCACGCGAACCCCAGCACCGAACTGGTCAGCCGCTACGCTCGCGACGCCGCGGTGCTCGCTGAACTCCAGCGCATGACCGGCGCAGCCTTTAGCGGGCAGATCGGCAAAATCGGGTTCGACAACACGGACAAGGCGATTGAGCAGGTTAACGCCTATCTCAATCGCCGCAACGCCGGCCATCGCAGCCGGTGGGGAAAGTAGGGTAGGGTAAAAATGGAACCTAACCAGTACGAAATAACGAATGGGTATGTTGGCAGTTGGGGGATCACCTACACAACTGCCGACGCTGCAACGCTCGCCGCCGCAATCACGGCAGCGGCAGAGCGCAACCGCAAGAGCGAGGCCGAAATCACGGCGGCCCTGGATCGCGGCGAGCGCGTCGCCTGGTGCGATTCGCCCAACCACTTCTACGATCATAGCGTTGGTTACATCCGCCGCAAACGGCCCGCGTCACCACCGCCGCGGTTGGTGAAATGCGACTGCGGTCACTCGGTGGAGTCGATTTTGGTAATGAACGCCAGTTCGGGTACAAGTTGCCCGGACTGCTATGACCGTATGAGCGACTAGCAAGGAGTAACACCATGCCACGCCAGACATCTATCCAACTGACCGAGGCCACCGAGCGCCAAGTTGAGGTGCTGAAAAAATTCGGCCACGGAAGCCTGACCGAAATCATCCGCACGGCAATTGACCGCATGTACTACAGCAGCGGCTGGGCCACTGTAGACAACCACAGCGTGATTGTCCACGACGGCCAGATTTATGGCAACGTCGGACGGTTGGAGTCGCTCAAGGGCGAAACGGGGATCAGCATCAACGGCGCCGAGTACGCGCCGCTGGCAGGTTACAAGATCGTCGCCGGCCCCGCCCTGAAAGGTCAGTTGCCCGAAATCGAATTCCGTTTGACCGACATGCTCACCCTGCCCAGTGACGTACCAGGCACGGATGGGTTTTATTATCAGGTGCAGCCATGCGACTGATAAAAGACGATATTACGCGCATCTGCGACCTGGCCCTGACGCAATTCAGCCGCGTCAGTGGCCTGCCAGACGATGACCGCCTGCTCCAAATGGACGCCATCCGCCCGACCCTGGAGCCGGGCCAGGTCGCAGTATACGCGGACGCGGTTGATTTCTACATCACGCGCTTCATTGCCCGCCAGGCGCAGACGTTTATTTTCGACAGCGCCCAGATCATGGAGTTTCTGGCCGCGGTGGACCGCCAGCTCGCGCCCGGCGACTATCCAGCGCCGTTCGACTGCATGATCATCCAGTTCACCGAGCCCATCCCCGAATCTGAGTTTTTGTCTGGCCTGCGCACGTCTGGCCGGCCCAACGACCCAGGCGACAGCATAGCCGGCCTGATCATGGCCGTGCCCAGCGACGGCACGCGCGTCGCCAACGTGATCGCCTGGTACACGTCCACCAGCATTAACCGCGCCGCCATGCCGCTGGCCGGCGACGGCAGTGTGTCGCAGGATTTCGCGTACGGTGGCGGCGGCGCTGACTACGTGCGCGACAAGCAGCGGATCGCCAATCTAGGGCTATTGTGCCTCGCCTACATCAACAGCCCAGGGATCGAAGTCGCACGGGTGGAAACGCCACCCGCCATCAACAAACGCCGGATCAGGGATGGTAAAAAGCCATTGGAGGATTACTATCTGTGTCGCGTAAGCCGCGAGCGCAGCGCAGCCGGCGAGGCAGGCGAGGCGACTGGACGCCATGTGTCGTTTCGCTTTGACGTGCGCGGCCACTTCCGCCGCCTGCCGGATGGGCGCACGGTGTGGATTCGCCCGCACCAACGCGGCGTCGAGCACGAGCTATACAAGCCCAAGGCGTACCGGGTGGAGTAGCCCCCACCCGACACGCCAAACACCAATCAAACAGGGGCCGGTCGCGTTGACCGGCCCCTCTCTCTTCCCCCCTGTTTCCCAGGCAACGCCCCCTACAGCGTAATTCCCCCACTCTGGCCCGCCCCCATTCCCCCCGACCGCCACCCGCATCGCCGCCCCGATAGCAGCACGCATGTTCGCCCCGATAGCGGCCGCGACTGCCGCCCGCATGGCGGCACGGATGGAAGCCTAGTTGGTGATGAAAAACCACGAGAACACACGCGCGCCGCCGCTGCGATTCTCCACATAGATTTTGTTGTCCGCGGCGTTGGGACTGACCGTGATCTTGCCGTCCGTGCCCGTCGTGCCGGTCAGCACCGTGTCCACCGCCGTCGCCAGGATCGTGCCGGCTGCGCTGGCAATGAGCGCCGCCTGCGCCGCAAACCCAGATTGGCAGCGAAATGCCACGGCCCCGGCCGCGGACGCCAGATTAGCGACCATCAACACCAGTACGCCGACGTTGGAAGGCGCGGTAATCGAAAATGCTGCGTCGTCTGCGGTGCTGGCCTGCGCGCCCGACGTAGCTCCTGCCGCCAGCGTCTGCTTGGCCGTGAACGTCTGCGCCGACCCTAGCAGCGCCGCCACGCCCGACGCCGGCACCTGCAACGTGAAGCCGCCCAGATCAATTGATCCGCCGCCGATCACGTTCACCCCGACCAGGTTCGACCGCTTGATTTTTTTGTATTGCCCGGCGGCAATGTCCCAGATGCCGATCCAGTCGTTGGCCCCCGGCGTGACCAGTTCTGTGCTCAGTCCCGCAATTGTCACATCAGCCATGCGTGTGGCCCCCTTCCGCAGCCGCTTCCTCTGGCGGCTCAAACCCCCTGAGCCAATCCCGCAACTGCCAGTCGTCCGGCGCGCCATACATCGCCCGCAGGTGCTCGACATGGCGCTTGTGCTCGTTTTCGGCTACGTGTATCAGGTCATGGGCGCGGGCGATCTGGCGCTCCAGGCGCAGCCCCTCGCGCACGTCCGCGCTGCTCAACCGGATCGGCTTGCCTTGTCCCTTTGTCATCTTCTCCCCCTCTCAAATGTCCGTGCGCAGCCGGGCAAAGAGCGCCCGCTTGGTTGCGTCGAGAAAGCCCGCTTGCAGGTCGTTGTACAGGTAGACCATCGCCAGCGCATCCTCGCCATAGACCGCCGCGCCGCCGCGTTGCTCGAACACGTCCACCCACTCGCGCAGGTTACGCACAGCCACGGCCAGCGCCGTGATGCGTTGCCGGCCATCGTAGACGAACTGGAGCGCCTCGGCGTCCGTCACTCCGACCGGCCCCGGCGCGGCCAGCGGCGCGGGCGCGGCCCCCTCTGTGGCTGCCAGCCTTTCTACCTGCGCCGCCTGTTTGTGTGTCATTTCCTTTGCCTCCATTTATGTAAATGCTATGGCTTGAATGATGGTGCGGATCGACATCTGTGCATCGATGGTGCATTTCTTGCCGGTTGCGCCGGTCAACTTGCGCCGGATTTGCAACAGATTGTTGCTGCTGGCCGGGCGCAAAGTGGTCGGGTTCTGCACCAGGGCCGTGATGTCGATCCGGTTCCAGCCGCCGCCAAGGGATGCGTAGCCGTTGACGCCGGGGATAAAGTAGAACCAGGTGGAGCCGTCGAGGCTGTACTCCAGATCGCCCAGGGCGAACACGTTGCCGGCGCTGTCGCGGAAGACCCCATACTCCATTGTGATCGTGGGCGTGACGGTGTGCGTGTGGTTGCCGCCGCTGGCGCTCGTGGGCGTGGAGCCGCCGCCGCTGGTGCTGCTGACCGTCGTGCCCCCGCCGGCGCTGCTGCTGGTTTCGACCGCGCCGCCCGCGCCGCTGGTGGTGCTCAACGCCCCGCCGTCGCTGCTGGTGGGCGAACTGCCGCCGCCGGCTGTGGAGGTGGCCGTCGTGCCGCCGCCGCTGCTGCTGGTGGCCGTCGTGCCGCCGCCGCCGCCGCTGGTGTAAACCTGCGTCGCCGTGCTGCTGCTGGTGGTGGTTGTGCCGCCGCCGCTGCCGCTCGTGGGCGAACTGCCGCCGCCGCTGTTCGTGGTGGTGCTGCCGCTGTCCGAGTTGGTGGGCAGGTTGAAGTCTGAGCCGCTGGCATTGGCAACCAATCCGCCGCTCGTGCCCGCCGCACCGAAACCGACCGGATACGTGGGCGAACTGCCGCCTCCGATCCTGATCCGGTGTTGGTGGTCAGGCACGCCGTGCGTGTGGCTGGGAACCGACACCGTGTGCGTGTGGTCGCCAATCGTCACGCTGTGGTTATGGCCGCCAATCGTAAGCCCGTGCGTGTGATCGAAGATCGTCACGCTGTGCGTGTGGCCGGCGACCGTTACGTCGTGCGTGTGGCTCGCAATCGTCACGCTGTGATTGTGGTTGGGAATCGTCACGCCGTGCGTGTGGCTGTCAATCGTGATCGTGTGCTGGTGGCTCGCAATCGTCACGCTGTGTGTGTGAGCCGCAATCGTCACGCTGTGCGTGTGGTCGCCGGATGCGCTGCTCGTGGGCGTGCTGCTCGCCACGCTTTTGACTGTGCTCTCCAGGGGGAGAAGTTGGAAGTCAAAGCAGACCCGCGTGAGCTGCGTCACTTCCTGGTCAAAGCGAAAGCGGAACTGCGCGGGGTTCGCCTGCACATCGTCCAGATGCTTGGTGTAGGCGATGACGTAGGCGTTGGCGTTTAGCTGAGGGTGCGCCTGGTAGACCGTCCCCTCCATAATCCGTTCGACCACCGCCGCCGTGTCGTTCTGCGGCCACAGGTCGGAGGTGGATAGCTCTACGTCCGTCGTCTGCACGCCGTCCGCCGTCACCTGCCACGTAGCCGCCAGGATATTGACATCCTGATCCACGTCGATCCCGGCCCCCAGGTCACGGTAGACCAGGCGCAGCGTTTGCAGCGGGCGCAGGAGCCGGGCGCAACCGGCGAGGCTGACCTGGTACGTGGCCGCCTGCATATCGACCGCCCGCCGCGTCAACTGCTTAAGCGCCTGGTCAAAGAGCATATCCGCCGCGGCCTGGAGATCCGCGTCCGTGTTCGACACGGGGCGCACGTCCTTAAATTCGATCCAGGGCGAATCAATCACCCCGAACGCGAGGACACTGGCGTCATGCTCGATATAGTTGGCGGGCTTGTTGAGCGTGTAGCCTGCCGGCGCGGTGCGGCTGGTGGCGGCCAGGGTGAGCCGCGTCTCGCCGTTGCCGCTGCCCAGGGGTACGATCCTGGTCAGGAGGTCGAACGTCTCCACGCTCTCCGCAAGCTCGACAATGGCGCAGGTGTCGCTGCTCAGGTCGTCTTGGGCCTGGATTGCCCGGACGCCTGACGCGCTGAAAGCGGAGGCAAAGGTCAACGTCCGCGGCCCGGATCGGTAGAAGTGCGTCTGTGTCTTGTCGGCGACCGCCACGAGCGCGGCCAGCACGCTCTCCCCAGCAAAGCGCCCATAGATGTAATTGTTGGCCGGTGAGGACGCCGCCGCCATTGTCCAGCCCGTAGCCACCGCCGCCGCCACCGCCGCCACCGCCGCCGCGTGCGTGAGGCCGGCCCCGCTGCCCGCCAGGCTCAACCACCCCACCGAGCGGCCCGCCAGCTCGCGCAGTTCGTCATCGCCGGATACGAGGAGGCGCAATTCGCCGTCCGCGTCCGCCTTGCGGTCGATCCGGTCGATAATGCCGGCCCCTACCTCTGTCCAGGCGCCGCCAACTTTGGCCCAGGCTCGCGCCTTGCGCTTGCGCTGCACAAGCGCCGACTTGGGGTCAGCCGCCGGCATTTCAAATTTGAAGCTTCCGGCCCGGTCGGTGCGCGCCGTGTACTGCCATTCGTTGGCCGACGTGATCGGCCCCGACCCCAAGCGGTTGCCCGCCGCGTCCTCAATATCGATGTAGAACTCGAAGCCGGTCGTCATAGCTGTTGCTCGTTAAAAGTGAGCGTGGCCGTCCCCGCGCCGTCTGCGTTGATCATGTAGGATGAGGCCCCGACAGCCACAGGCAGCCAGCCCGCCGCCGTATGCCCGGCCCCGCGTGCCAATCCGCTGTAGCGGTCAGCGCCGCCCGCGCGCACCGTCTGCGCCCCGGCGTCGATTACTAGACTCTGCCCCGCGCCCAAAGAGCCAGTCCACAGGAGATCGACCCCCGGCCCCTTGATTGCCACCCACGAGATTGCGCCCGTAGCCGCCACCGTCAACACGGCGTCATTGACCGCCACATCCCCGCCGTTCTGAATGGCGAGGCCGGCGGGCAGGGCTGCGCTGTACGTGCTGGTGCTGTTGGCGCGCCAGGCCGCTTGGGCTGTCTCGAAAATGGCCTCGATTGGCGCTACGACCCCGGCGTCGTCAATCGTGCGCAGGTAGCCCACGCGCAGGAGCCGCGCCAGCATCCAGGACACCATGCCGTCATCTTCGCGCCGGCGGTAGAGCCGTTGCCGTGTGCCCTCCTGGGCCTTGAGCGCGTCCACGTTGCGGCGCAGGGCCAGGGCGGCATAGTCCGCGATGATGTTGCGCCCCGCGTGATCGACCACAAAGCGCCCCAGGTGGTCGATCAGGTAGATCGTTCGATTGTCGTCAAAGCGCCCCGAATCGCTAATCTCATACATGCCGCGCACGGTGATCTTCTGCGAGCGCGACAGCCGCCGGGCCACGCCCCAAACGTCGTACAGGTTGCCGACGCTTTCGGCCAGCGTGCTCTCGACCTCGCCCGTGCTCAAGTCATCTTCCGTCATAGCCGGCGGCAGGGGTGTGCTGCCAAACTGGTAAATGCGATACATTTCTAACGCCTCCCCGCCGCGCGCAATGCGGCCAGCACGCCGCTTTGGGCCGCCCCTTGCACTGTGGCGGCGTCGGTTGGGCCATAGAAGTTTTGCACGACCGTGACCCCAGCACCCCCAGCCCCCGCCCCGATAGGCGTGATGCCAGCCGACAGCCCGCCCATCATGCCGTCGAGGCCGGCGGCCACCTGGCCGGAGACGCGGCCCAGCGCGTCCGTGATGCCCACCCCGATGCCTTGCGCAAACGGTGCGCCGATCTCCTGTGCGGCCAGCTTGGAAGGCGAGTGGATGCCCAAGAAGTTTTTCGCCGCCTCAAATGCGGATTGTGCGGCCTGGCGCGCTGCGTCGGCAATCATGCCCGCGCCGTTGCTGATCCCGTTGGCGATGCCCTGCAAAATTGCGTAACCGATCCCGCCCCAATCCACTCCCTGGAACCACTGCCGGATACCGTTCGTAATTGTGCGGATCGTGCTCTCAAAGAAAATGTGCCAGTCGTTGAGGATGGATTGCAGCGTCTGCCCCGCCCCCTCAAAGTCGCCGGTCAGCAATTGCAGCGCCACTTGGACGATGTTTAGGATCGTGCGGAACTGGGTGTCCCAGAGCATGACCACGACCCCCAGGAAGGATTGCACCACGTTCGTCACCGTCTCGCCGTGCTGCTGCCAGAACGCAGAGATCGCCCCCAGCACCGTCTCGACAATCTGTTGAATGCGCGGCATGTTCTGTTCGATCCATCCGCTGAAGAAATTCAGATCGCGGGACACCATGCCTTGGACGGTTGCGCCCAGCGCGGTGAACCAGCCGGCCATTGTGTCAATAGCCGGCCCGATGGTGGAGGCAAACAGGTCGGCCAGGGATTGAAAGGCCGGGGCCAGGTTGTCAGCAATGAACCGCGCTACGTTCTGCATCGGCGCGGGCAGATCGGTCAAAGCCTCGTTGACGTTGTTGTTTTCGCCCAGGAGCGCGGCAAAGAAGTCAATCAGGCTGCCGATTGTCTCCCCCAGCGCGGTCATGGCTGGGATCACTGCCGTATTGATCAGTTGGGACAGCGGCGGCATGACCACCTGGATCAACTGGTTCAGGCCCTGCGTAAAGGCCAGCGTGACCGGCAGCAGCGCCTGACCCAACGTCGTTTGCATGTTCTCCCATTCGGCGTTGAGGATGCGCTGCTGGTTGGCGAGACCGTCCGACGTGCGGGCAAAGTCCCCTTGCGCCAAGGAAGTCTGTTCGTAGATCAGCGCTTGGGCCGCCAATATTTTCTGCTGGGGCGTGAGCGCGTCCTTGGTGGTGGCGACAATGCCAAGCTCTAATGCCTTCTGGCGCATGGACGCGTCATCCAACAGCACGCCATAGGCGCGCAGCGGTTCGGCCTCGCCTCTGAGCGCCGCGCCAATCGCGTCGATAGCCTGCTGGGGGCTGGTGTTATTGAAGGAAGCCAGGTCGGAGGCCAGGCCGGTGAAGTCGGTCGAAAACCGCACTAGGTCTTGGCCGGTCAGCCCTGCGGACGTGCCGAAAATGGCGAAGTTGGCGGCGGCGTCCAATGCCTGCTGCTGCGACTGCCCAAACGCGGTGGCGGCGGCCTCCGACCACTCCATTACCGAGGCCGACGCGCCGCCAAAGACCACATTGATCTTGCTGGTGGTCTCTCCCAGGTCGGAGGCCGCCGCCACCGCGTCTCCCAGGTAGCCCACGGCAGCCGTCGCCGCGCCCGCCACGGCGTTGAACGCGCCCATACCCAACCCCATTAGCGCGCCCTGCGCAATGGAGCCAAAGGAGGACATTTTGCCCTTAGCGGTTTCCAGGCCGTCCGCAAAGCCCTTGGTGTCGGCGTCGAGCTTAACGGAAAGCGTCTCTAGTACGTTCGCCATAAGGTTCGGTCTCAGTTTCGGCGTCAGTTTCGGCGTCGGTCTCGGCGTCGGTCTCGCTTGTCGCCACTTGGCCCCAGCCCTCGGTCAGCGCCTGCATTTTCAGCATAAGCGCCTGTGGGTCGGGATCGTCGCGCGTGCGGCGCTTGCGGTCTCCCCACCAGTCCGGCAGGAAGTCGCTTGGCTTGAACGGCTTGCGGCGCTTTTTGCGGTTGCGGTTGATCTCCGCTTGCACGGCGATCAGTTGCGCGCTGCGCAGGTCGGCGCGGTCCGCCTCTAGCGGCTGGATGCCAAAGAAGGCGATCCAGTCGAGAAACTCGTTAAACGACATGCGCGCCTGAAGTTCGGCGACCGTACAGCCGCCGATCTCCAATGCTAGGGCGTGCCAGAATCGTCGCTCTGGCTGCTCGCGGAGTTTTTTTCGGCGTCCGCTACGGCGGCGGGCCGCAGGCCGGAGAGTTCGCTCACCTCGTTGCCCAGGCGGGCGATTAGATCGGCGCGCTGCGTCTTCAGCAGATCGTCAATTCCGGTCTGGTCATCCAGCACCAGATCGCCGTCTTCGTCCACCCACGAGCGCGACACGAGCCACGCCATCGCCCGCAAGCCTGCCCGCGGGTCGGTCGCCAGGCTGCCTACATCGTAGCGGCTCGCCTCGCCGATGTCCGCCGCCGACAGTTCGCGCAGGCGAATGTCCCCGGCCCATTCTTCGACCTTGACGATCTTCGTCTTCAACCCGCCGCCCCCAGTCAGCGCGGCGCGCCCCAGCGTCTTCTTCTTTTCGGTCATGTGTCCCTATCCTCCCTTTTGCCCTGCTGCTTACGGCACGTGCGCCCAGGTCAGGCTGCCGTTGATCTTGATCGTAATCGCCGCGGTCAGCGCGTCTTCCATCGGGCTGTCAAACTCGTAGCCCGTGATCACGCCGCTGAAGGTGCAGGTGGTGGTCTTCGTGCCCGTGCCGGGGAACGTCACCTTGTAGTTGCGCACCGTGCCGTTTTCCCAATCCTTGTAGGTGCTGGTCGCCAGCGTCGGATCGTGGCTCGCCAGGTCGGGATCGAACACGATGTCAAACGACATTTCGCCGCCGTCGCGCATCCCGGCCTGAAATTTGCGGAACAGCGAATCGCGGTGCGAGGTTTCGATCTGGTCAGCCGTCGCACTGGGGCCGCCCAGGTCGCGCACCTGCGCAAAGGTCTCGTACGTGCCCGGCGTGCTGGTCTCGCGGGCGATGATCGTCTTGTACCCTGAAAACTCGGCCATACTCTCTAACCCTCCTCATGACTGATCATGTAATCCAATGTGCAGTGCCAGCGATTCGGCTCTGCCTCCAATGGCGCATCCCTGCCCCCCGCCGGCAGCGCCACATCGACCCGCGGGAAGTCGCTGCGCACGAACACACCCATCGCCCCCCTGAGCTGCTTGCGCACCGCCAGCGCCCCATCGTAGCTATTCGCCCAGCCGTCAAGCTGGAAGCGATCGCGGCTGTAGCCTGGCTTGGGGTTGTCGCGGTGCAGCACCGGGGCCTCACTCACGCGCAGGTAAGTCACCGCCGGCAGCGTCACCTCTTGCGGGAGCTGCGCCGGGTAGGCCCGATCTCCGATCAGCGCGGCGAGGCCAGGGAAGGTGGTCAGTTGGTCGAATAGCTGTTGCTCGATCACGGCCCCCTACCTTTCGGCCTCAATTTCGACATACACCTCTAGCGTGCTCGTGCCGTCCGAGTACAGGCAGGCGGCGCGGTAAAGGTGGCCGGCGAGGAGGTTGGCGATCAGCGGCAGCACCAGCTTGCCGGACTGGACAGACGCCGATCCCGTGACGGTGGTCTCGGTCACATCTTGCGGGCTGCCCGTGGTTTCGTCCGTCACGCGCACAGCGTCCGGCGGCACGCTCACCGCCGACGGCTTGACCGTGATCTGGTAGCGCACGGCCTCGCGTACCCCCTGCGGCTGCCGGCCCTCGATTACGCTGCGCGTCGCTACGGTGGTCATGTGGTGCGCAGCTCCAGGTCTTGCAGCGTCAACGGCTGCCCGCTCGACACGGACAATGGCCCCGACAAATCCCACCAAGCGAACACCTGGCGGCTGGCGGGCGTGGCATTGTCGTCAGTCAGCACGGCGTAATAGGCTCCTGCCCCCGACGCCGGCAGCGGCCCGCCCGAAGCCGTCCACGCCAGGTCTTTGATCTGGAGGATCGAACGGTCGTTCGTGTCGTCCTCCGTGGACACGTCAAAGTCCGTGGTGTTGCGGGCCACGGCGATCCCGTTAGCCGTGTAGCCGTTGCCCGTTGCGATCTGGGTCAGTTCGCCCAGGGTGTTCGTGTCTACAGTCGGAACCGCAGCATTGGTCACGAGCGCCACATAGAACGTAGTGGGCGGCGTAGCCCCCCGGTATACGATGTCTTGCTCCAGCTTGCGCCCACGGTTAGTTTTGCCTGATGCCATCCCCTACCCCCTTTTATATGTCAGTCTCAAATTGCGTTCGGCGCTCAGTTCCAGACTGCGCGCCGCGGTCAGCCCCAGATTGCGCGTCGCGTGCAGGTTGACCAGGAAGATGATCAGCCCCACGATCACCACGGGATCGGGCGCACTCGCGGCGGCGACGGCGGGCGACGGCGTTACCGTCAGCGCCCCGCGCACGACCACCGGATCGACCGCACTCGCCGCGGCTATGGCCGGCGGCGGCGTGATCGCTATCCCACCCGTGTTGACGGTTGGCGCGACCGCCGTAGCCGCCGCAACTGCCGGGGCGGGTGTCACCGTCACCGGCCCACGTACAACCGCCGGCGCGAGTGCTTCCGCTTGGGCCACGGCAGCCGGCGGCGCAACTGTGACCGCCCCGCGCACGACAGTCGGTGCGACAGCCTCAGCGACGGCGACGGCAGGGGCGGGCGTGACCGTTGCGCCGCCTGTGTTGACGGTCGGTGCAACCGCTTGGGCCACGGCCACGGCTGGCGCGGGCGTGATTGTCACCGGCCCGCGCACCACGGTAGGCGCAACCGCTTGGGCCACGGCCACGGCTGGGGGCGGCGTCACCGTCACCGGCGCGTCACCAATCACCACGGTCGGTGCAACGGCTTGTGCGACCGCAATCGCCGCGGGCGGGGTGATCGCAACCGCCCCGCGCACCACCACCGGATCGACCGCACTCGCCGCGGCTATGGCTGCGCCAGGCGTCACGGCCACGGGGCCGCGCACCACTACCGGCGCGACGGCTGTAGCCGCGGCGAGTGCCGCAGGGGGCGCAACCACAACCGGCCCGCGCACGACAGCCGGAGCCGCAGCACTGGCGACCGCAATCGCCGGGGCTGCTATGACCGTCACCGCCCCACGCACAACAGTGGGGGCAATGGCGGCTGCTGTGGCCATAGCAGCTTCCGGCGTCCTGCTAATCGCGCCGCGCACCACGGTAGGCGCAACTGCGCTTGCAGATGCCACTGCGGCGGCGGGCGTCACGGTCACGCCGCCGCCGAACCCCGGCCCCGCCTCGTAACTCACCGACCCGTTAGCGGTCAGGTGGTACGCGTTGGCCGTCGTGTCGTTGGCGTCGCTCACCAGCGGCCAGTTGGTGCGCAGCCCCGACGTAATGACCGGCGTCGCGCTCGCCATTTCTGCATCCAACTCGGTGTTGGTGAGCTGCGCGTCCCAGCAGCGGACGCGCTCCAACGCCATGTCGCACCACTCATCCCAACTATCGTTGCCCAGCGGCAGCAGCGCCGGCGTCCAGGTCAGCGTCGCCGACAGGGTGACGGTCGTCCATGAGCCGCCAGCCGGCTTCCAGCCCGCCTGATAGCTATTCGTGCCATTGGAACGAATAAACCAGTAGAACCATGTGGTGACTGCCGGCGCTGGCGAGACGGTCAGGTTGCCACCGTCGCTGGCGCAATCCATTGCGCCAGTAGAGTCCCAACCCAGCAGCAAATAGCCCGTGGAACTGCTGGTTGCGTTCTCCAGCCCTGCAAAATACTGGAATTGCCCGCTGCGGTTGGTGTACCGATAGCCCCAGCCCGCCAGCGTGAACGCAGTGCGGCTAGGCAAATTTGCCGTGCGGCGAAAACTCTCGCCGGACGCGTTAACTTTGCCGGCCATCTAGTCCGCCCTTTCCCCCAGCATCTGCTGCCGGTGCTCACCCCAAACCGACAACAGATCTTCAATCGTCACGAGGCCCGCCGCCAGCGCCAGCGCGCCGGCCATGCGCGCGCTGTTTACATCCAGCTTGCTCGTGATGCTGTTGACATGGGTGCGGATCGTGCGCTCGCTCACCCCCAGGATCACCGCGGCGACTTTATAGCCCAGCCCAGCGGCGATCAGGCGCAGCACATTGCGCTCAGCGGGCGTCAGTTCGCCTAGCGGCCCCAGGTCGGCCAGCGCCGCCGGCTGCGCCACGCCCGCCGCGGGCGCGAACGTGCGCCCATCCACCGACAGGCGCACCACCTGCGCGCTGCCGGCGCGCTCATCAGTGTGCAGCGTGAGCGCGATCTGCATTAGATCTGCACCTCGACATTTTCCCGCCATTCGACGCGCACCCGCTGCGCCTGGCTGTCCCAACGCGCTTCCCACCAAAAATGAAGCGGTTCCGGCCCATACTGGACGCAGACCAGCAGGCGATCAGGCGCGTTCGGTTCAGCCGAGCACAAGCCCGCGCCGGCCTCGTCGGGGCTGACGCCCGCGGCGATTAGCGCAGTCTCCAGTTCCAGCCGCGTGAACCAGTCGCGCGGCGCGGGCGTGGGTGGCAGGTTTTGCACCGGCGCGCAGGCTGCCAGTAGCGCCAGCAGCAGGACAGCGATCAGCAGTCCCGCCCATCTTCCTCGCACTTTTCGGTGATCCATCGGTCGATGTCCTTTAGCGCCCAATCGCGCAATTCCTCCACCAGCCCCGCCCGCCTGAGCCATTCGTCCGCCAGTTCAGGCGCCACGTGGGTGGACTGCCGAACACACTCGGTCAGAAAGCGCCCCAATGCTGAATCCACGTCCGCCCGCAGCTGGGTCAGGCGTTCCACTTCCCAGGCGTTTGTCCACTTGTCGCGCTTGCGGCCCACGCGTCACCCACGATCCAACCAGCCAAAGCCGCCCAGGAACATGATCAGCGCGCCGCCGGCCAGCATCACGGCCAGCCACATGGCAACCACGGGCGGAATGTCCCACAGGCGCGACGCCAGCACCTGGTTGACCGCGCCGACCAGGGCGAACGCCCCCGATACCAAAAACACCAGGTAGCCGCCCGCCCACACCCAAATATTGGGCCGGCGGCTCTTGAGCCTGTGCACGTCCTCGCGTAAGCCTTGCACATCGCGGCGCAGCCCTTCCACCTCAGCGAGCAAGCCGCCAGGCCGGCCCGGCGGCTCGCCATACATCAGCCGCTCAATCCTGCCGATCACCAGTTCCAGGCGTTCCACCGCCTCGATCAGATTTTCCGCCACAGCCCCCGCTCCCCTACCGCGTCGCTGCGCGCACTAAATCGCGCAGCGCCTCGCGCACCTCGCGCTTAACCGCGTCTTTATTTTCATCCGCCGCCGGGCGCAGGTATGGCTTGGGCCGGCGCGTGCGCGTCCCGTATTCGACCGCCGGCGCGTAGTTGACATCTGTCCCCACGTAGACGGCCACCGTGTCCTTGGCGAGTTCGGGCCGCGGCACAGGCACGCCGCTGCTATCCACAATGTCCTTGTAGTCTTTCGCAAGGTCTTCGTGGCCGCCGATGTGGATCGACCGGCGCAAATTGCCGCTGATGTACGGAGCCTTGACTTTGGCGGCGTTCTGGATCACCAGCGCGCCGGTTATTAGCGCCTGCTCTAGCTTTTTGGCCTGGACGGCTTCGGACAGTTGCCCGAATTTGCGCATCAATTCGCGCTCGCCGGTGATGGTGATGCGCGCCTTAGCCATTGCCGGCCCCGCTATCCCCATCCAGCACGCCTTTACCCAAATATCCCAAAGCCACGCCGGCCAGGGCGATCACCGCTTCGGGCATGGCCTTGTCGTTCCAGGCCAGAAAAAGCGCACCTAAGACCACGATCAGCAGCGTCAAGCCCAGGTACAGCACCGTGCTCTGTGTCACCGCAGCCAGGGCCTTTTTTGGCAGCCCTTGGGCCAATCCTTGCGGCTGGGCGGGTTGGATCGGTTCGTCCATCACGTCACCACTTTCAACGTCAGCCGCGTCAACCGCGGCGGGTTCTGGCCGTCATAATCCACGCTCACAATGTCGTAGGCATTGCCGTCCACCACGGCCTGATGCTTGGTGGTCACATCGGGCAAGTGCACAGGCGTGACGCATGTCTGCACGTCCTGGGTCAACACCTGCTGCTGCGTGCGGCTTTCCTGTCCCCCTTGCGGCGCAATCCGGCAGGGCAGATCGACCAGGCCGGCCACATCGCCCCAGCCCGTGACCACCGCGCCCGTCGGCGTGCGGGTTTCCGTCGCGCCCTGGACGGTGAGCAGCGAAGGGAAGAAGGCCGGCGACAGTGCGACCGCCAGGCCCGGATGCACGAGGCCCAAATTGTTAGGCACTCCACCACCCCCACGCGCCGCGCCGCTCCAAGTAATCCCTGTCCGACGCCGGCCCCAGCGGCCACTCGGCGACCTCGAAGCCTGCATAGCCGTCCGCCGTCTGTTCGGTCAGGGCGTCCGCCGCGTCCTGTTCGCGCAAAGATTTCGCCCGCGCCCGCAGTTCGGCGGCCACCTTCGGCCCATCGGTGGAGAGGTCGAGTAGCCGGATCGCCTTTTGCGTGTACGCCTCATTGGAGGCCATCGTCTCTAAAGCCAGCGCCGCGGCGCGCTTGACCCGCCCCCCTTCTAAGCCAAGGCACGCGTCCAATTCCTCGTCCTCGAAGACGTGGGCCGCGGGGTTGGTGTCAGGGATCAGCAGGCGCATTTTGCCTACATCGGTGCTGGTCAGGTAGGAGAATGACATGGCGCTGGCTCCTACTTCGCGCGGCGGCGCGGCTTGTCGTCTGCCTGGAGGTTGACCGGCGGCAGTTCCAGATCGCGCGGGTCAATGGCGTGCGCGGCCGCGTCGCCTTCGTCGTCACCCAGCGGCACATCCAGCATGGCGGCGGCCTCCTGCGCTTGCAGGTCGTCACGCGTGACGGTCTTGCGCCGGGCTGGTGCAGTCGCGGGCGGCTCCGGTTCGCGCAATTCGGTCACGGCGGCGGCAGTGTCTGAGGGCGGGGCCGGCTCCGGTTCCTGGCTGGCCGTCACCAGGTCGGCCACAATGCGCAGGCTGAGGGCAATATCGTTGAGGTACATGTCGATAGCCGTGGCCGGCGTGGGCAGCGGTGTGCGGTCGGTCATGGGTTCATCCCTCCTGATTCATCCGGCGCGCCGCTCTCTGCCGGCGCGCCGCCTCAGTTCGTCTAGGAGTGCAAAAACGCAATAATTGCGCTTTTGCGCCTCGCCCCGTTTAGGAGCCGGAGCCGTTGGAGGCCACCGCGCTCTTGGGGCTGAGCATCGAACCACCGAACGCCATGACCGCCTTCCATTCCTGGGCCATCGTGTTGAAGTCGCCGGCGGCCTGGTCGATCCCGCCGCCCATGCGCGCCGTGTTGGCGATCTTCTGATACAGCACCGGCTGCTCGAAGCCTTGCAGGAACGCCACTTCAATGGCCGGGCGCGCCACGTTCGGGTTGGCGAACAGGAACCAGGACGTGGAACCGTTGGCGGATGTGGCGATCAGCGGGATATAGGGATCGACCACCAGCGTCAGCGACCCCGGCAGCCAGTTGGCGACTGTCATTGCCTGCCCGCTCACCGCGCCCGCGGTGGTCAGTTCGATCAGCGTCGAATTGAGGATATTGCGGGCCGTCACTTCCAACGCCGGCGGCACAACCAAGACCGCCGATTCCACCATGATCGGCTCGCCGTCGGCGTCCACCGCGCTGCGCAACATGCCGAACGCCGTCGCCAGCGCCGAAATGGACAGCGCCGGATTGCTGGTGACGATGTTGCTGTTGCCGGCGGCGAAGAAAGTGCCATCCGGCCCCGACGCACCGACGTAGAGGTCGGTCACATAGCGCCCGACTGTGCGCGCGCCGCCGCGGCCCAGGCGGTCGGGGATCGTGTCAAAGGCGCGCAGGTCGTCACCGACCAGCAACTCCCAGGACACTTTGGCGCCCTTGGAATACTTCTTAATGGCGTAGCTGTAGGAGCCTTCCGACAGCGCACCATATTCGAGTTCTTCCTCCTCGCCCTGTTCCGTGAAAGGCCCTTCCAGGCCGTCCACGTAGATCGCCTTGCCCGTGCGGAAGTCGCGGCGGGTCGTGACCCCCACAAACTGCCGCCACGCCTGCGGGAACGCGTTCCAGCGCGCCAGCATCATGCGCTCCAGTGTGTCCCCCATCAACAGCGGAAAGTCGCTGGTGGTCATGGTTTCGCTCAGGCGGATAATCCCCGGATAGTTGCCGGCAATCGCGCGCACCACGGCGGGCGTCTGCGGGTTCAGCGCCTCCATGAGCAGATACCAGGGCACGCGTCCCTGGCGCACGTCGGCAATCAACTGGACGGCGGACAGCACCGCCGCCTCGCGGGCCTGCGACCGGCGGCGCTCATAGCCGGTCAGTTCGCCAACCTGCAAAGCGCCATACAATTCTTGTGCCATCGTCTTATGTCTCCTGTAAGCCGGTTCGGCCTCACGCCGCCGGTGTCTGTGTAGCCCCTGGTCAGCCGCCGGCCTAGTAGCCGAGCTTGACCTTGATCGTCTTCGTCGCGCCGCTCGTGACCGCTTCCAGCGCATAGCCAAAGCGCACGCCCGCGCTTTTGACGCTCAGCTTGGGCGTGTCGGCATCTACGTGGTAGATGATGTCCCCGATAGCCACCGCTTTGTTGCCGCTGCCGTCTACGCCCTTGACCGACAGCGCAAACACGCCGTCAGTCTTGACCGTGACGTTGCCTGCCGTGTCCGTGCTGGTCAACGCCACGGCGGGAAGCTGCCCGACCACAACCGGATCGCCGCTGGTCACGCTCGCCAAAGCCACCTGCAATTGGTTGCCCGGCGTAAATTTCATGTTCTTAGCCATCTGCTGATCTCCTGTACCTGTTTCCCTGGTCAGTCCCTACGCCAGTCCCTATGCAGCCCTACCAGCCGCGCCCGCGAGCTGCGATCTCCGCTTCCTTATCCGACAGCCCCAACGCGCCAAATGCCTCGCGGAAGCGGGCCGCCTGGTCTTCTGGCATGACCGGCTCGGCAGCCTGGCCGCCCATGCCGGTAATGCGCCCGGCCCCATAGCCCGCGGCTTCGGCCAGATACGCCTGTTCGGCCTTGACCGCATCCAGCACGCGGCCGGCCAGCGTCTCGCGATCCAGCGCGCCCTCCTTGACCGGCGGGTTGGCGGAAAGCTGCTCAAGCAGCCGCGCCCGCGTCACATCGGGCACGGCCACGGCGGCCAGTTGGGCGCGCACAGCCTCACGCGCGTCGCGCAGGATCGCTCCCTCGCGCAGCCGGGCGTTCTCGGTTTCCAGCGCCGCCAGCCGCTCTGTGAGCTTGGTCTCAAATTCCTTGTCCACTGCCATCTGTCCCCCTTGTTCGTTGACATCCGTCACTTCTGTCACTGGCGCAGCCGGTCGCGACCGCGCCGCCTCAAACATCTCGACCACTTTGCCGCCCGCGCCGGGGACTGTGACCCAATCCACCGAACGCGCGGCGACCAACTGTTCGACAATCGGCCCCTTCCGCCCTTCCGCCTCCCCCTGCTTGGTGCGGCCCGCGGCGCGGATGCTCACCCCGATGTGGGGGGCCAGTTCGTTGACCGCCTCCTGGTAGGGCTTGAAAATCTTGGCATCGGCATAGAGGCCGGGGCCGGCGGGGCCGGTGTCCTGGTAGCGCGCCGCCGTCACCAGTTCGGACGCCAGGCGGGTCAAACTCCCTTCCGGGCGGTCGGCTTCCTCGGTCGCGGTCGGGTGATCCCAATAGCCCTTCGTGCCCTTGGCGAACACGGTGGGGCCGTCGCGCTTGAGCACGTCGGCGGGGTAGTAGCCCGAAGACCCCCAGCCGGGGGCGATCAGCTTGAGCGTGGCCGTACCGTCACGGCGGACCGCGGCCTCCGACAGCGGGATAAAGTCGCCGGCCAGCGCCTGCGCTTCCTGCATCGCCGGGGCCACGGGATCGGGCGCATCCTGCCACGGGCTGCGGGCGTAGAGGTCGGGCGCGTCGCGCACAATCGCCGCCCGGAACGCATCGAACGCGCTAGCCACGGCTCCAATCGCCGCGTCGCGTTCGGGCCGGTTGAGCCGGCCATCGCCATACATGCCGTTGACGCGGGCGATCATGGAGGTGTGCAGATCAGCCTCCAGGTACGCGCCGACATTGGCGGCTTCGTCCAGATCGGCGGCGGCGGGCTGGGCGGCCTCTTTGGTCTTGGCGTTCTTGCCGCCCTTCCCTTCCGTCTCGCCGTCTTCGTCCTCATTCAGTGCGGCCAACACCCCGCCTAACGCCTCTAGCGCCTGGCGCAGCATCGTCTCATTTTTCTTGCTCAACACTCGACCGGCCATGCTCACCCCCGTAAGGCAACAAAAAGAGCGCCAGATACCCGCGATGCTCTGCGAATATCTGGCGCTCTATGGCGCTCTAGTTGTATGCCGTCTCTCCGGCTGTCACACCACTTCCCCTACCGTCCTAATGGTTCCCCGGTCGGGCTAGGCTAAGGTGTCGCCTGCTGTCAAAAAAAAGAATGGTAGCGGGAACTGGACTCGAACCAGTGACATCCAGGTTATGGGCCTGGCGAGCTACCGCTGCTCTACCCCGCTACGTCGGGTGAGGGGCTGCGCAGCCCCTCACCCGCTATATACTTAGGCCCTATGGCCTTGTATCATTCCCCGGAGCGGCCCCATAAGGGGCCGCCCCAAACCCTGCCGTCCATCCCCGAAGGAGTGTCGAGAACAGCATAGCACAGGCGTGCGGCTAAATCAATAGTAAGTTGCGGCTAACTTTCGCCTTCATTGGCCGCCCCATCCCCAACGCTCACCACCACCGCCCGCCCCAGCCGCGCACTTGCCCACAGGTCAAACGTCACCACCTCCCCGCGCCGCGCCACTTCCAGGTAGCGCCCATCGGCCAGCAGCCGCGCCCAGGTCTTCCCCCGGCTGGCAAGGGTGACGGCGGGCGGCTTGACGGGCGGGGTCAGGCGGTCGGTCATGCTGGCTGTTCCGGCTCCTGTCCGGCAGGCGCATAGTCGGCCAGCTTGATCGTGACAAGGCCCTCCCAGTGGTCATTCAGCCAGTAGGCCGGAACCAGGACGCCATCTTCCAGACCGAAATAGATCATCAGCGGCATGGCCTGGATGTGCAGACAGCGCCCCGCCGCCCACTCTCCGCCAAGCCACGTTAGGGTAGCCGGCGACACCAGCGCGGCGTCCGGCTCGCGGTCGATAGGCGCGTCCAACACATTAGCACCCCTCTCCGTCCAACCCCGCATGTAGCGCAGGGCTTCCCATGACAGGCCGTTATCCATCCCTTCCCCTTTCCGCTCCATTCTCACCCACTCGTTGGTGGTCACATACACGGCCACCCCCAACCAGCGCGCCGTGTGGCACGCCACAGTCAGCAGCCACAACGCCAGCCGCACCCGCCGGACGTGCTTATAGCGCAGGCGGATGTACAGCGGCCTGCGGCTGATCCCCTCCGTCAAATCGACATCCACCTCTCCGATCACGGTTGCCACAATCACCCCCTTGGCCGTCTCCGGTACAAACACGTACACCGACACCCTGGGAAGCGCAGCGGCTGCTGATGCCCACTAGGGAACGCGTCAGACACCGGAATCCACCCCGCGTCCTGGTTCGTCTGGCAGCCGTCGCTCACCCGTTCGTCGTGCACTGTCCACCACTGCTTTTCCATTTCCAGCCCGCCGGCCACCAGGTCATCAATCAGGATGCGCGTCCCCCGCTCATATGCGTTGCCCAGTTCGGTGATCGCCACCAGTTCGGCCCGGCTGCGCTGCACGTTATCCAGCAATACGCTCACCACGTTCGCCGGCCCCGCAAACTCGCGGAATATTTCTCCGATCCGGTTGGCGATCTCGGTGTAGCTGGCCCCTTCCGCCGCGCCCTCTTTGATAATCGTCCGTATGCGCTCGCGCGTCGTCTCGTTGATGCCGGTGACGTATTCGGCGCCGTGTTCGGCGAGGTACTCGACCGCCCGCGGGTTGGTCAGGTCGAACCCCGTGTCGATCTCCAACTGCCGCGCCAGTTCCGCCGCGCCCGCCGCCATGCCGGCCTCGGCTGCCAACTGCACTGGCTCTACCAGCAAATCAGCGGTATCGGCGGCCACCGTGTCCCATTCCGCCAGCCAGCCCGCTTGGGAGAGGGACGCCTCGCGCAGCGGCCCCAGCAAGCCGACGCCGACGGGCAGGGCGCGGGCGGCTTCCTGCGCACGGGCGTTGGCGGCTTCGAGCAGTTGCTCGCCTTGCAGCAGGAAGACGCGCCGCACCGCTTTGTGCACGCGCTTGTGTGGGGCCGCCAGCGCCCGCCATTTGACCGCAGCCTGACGCGCCTCCAGGAAGCGGTCAAGGGCGGCGATCAGGAGCGGAAGGTCAGCGGCCTGCAATGGGGCCGCCGCCTCTTTGGTTTCCCGCCGGTCGCGCACGAATTTGCGCGCCTGCGCCAGCGTCAACTGCCCGGCGTGCTTGCCCTGCAAGTGGCGGTTGCAGCTTTCGCAAATCCACCAGACCTTGAGCGGCTTGGCGTAGCCGGCGTAATGATGGGCGATCAGGCCGCCGCCGCCCGCGTCGCACACCTGGCAGCGTTTGGGCTTGACCATATCGCCCCGGCTCAGGGCCGCGCGCACCTGATAGCGCGCCGCCGATGCCTTGGTGATCTTGCGCTGTTTGGCGGCCTTACTCGGCACGGGATTCGCCCTCCGTGCTGGCGACCAGCGGTTCGTCGCCTGAGCGCACCGCCCGCAGCGCCGCCACTTCCCCAGCCAGCCGGTTGATCGCCGCCTGCATCTCCTCAAGCTGCGCCGCCACCCGCTGATCGTAGGTCTGCGGCGGGTAGGCGCGCTGCTCATAGGGCGGCGGCGGGTAGATGGGCCAATGACGATGCTCGTCATACGGGATCGCCTCTGGCGGCACATGCTTCCGACAATAGAAGTGCGTCTCGGTTTCCCGCTTGCCGCCAAAGTGCAAAAGCAGCGAGAACACCCGCTCAGTAGCCGGCGCGCCGCACATCTCGCACGCCTCCAACCGCTCAACCTCGCTCATGCCTCTCCTTCCCCTTCGCTCAGCTTGACCAGCGCCCCGCGCAGTTCTTGCACGGCGGCCACCATGATCGCCTCGGCCATCCCCGGCCCGCCTTCCTCCGCGGCGGCCACCGCCTGGGCCGGCTCCGCTTCCGGTGCTGGGGTCGCGGGCAGGGCCGCGGGTTCCGCTTCCGGCACGCGCCCATCGGGGAACATTTGGGCCAATAGTTCGTCACTGTCCTTGACCCCCAACGCCGCGAACAGCATCGCCGCGAGCTGCGGCAGTTCGACCGTGCCAGCCAGCGCCTGGCCTCTCAGTGTGGCCGCGTCGATAATCGCCCCGACCTTGACCGTTAGGTCATCCGAGACGATGGGCGGGAACGTCACGGCGACATGGCTGTCTACGCCGTTGTTCCAGGCTACGGCCTCGCGGATCAGGCCATCCTCCACCGCGGTCGCCACCCGCCCCAAGCCTCGCAGCGGCCCGCGTGGAGCCTTGACGGCCCACAGCAGCACGTAATCATGGATCGCCCGGAGCACGTCCGCCCATAGCGTTTGCCGGTCGAGCATCTTCAATTCTGTGGGCCTGTCCAGACTTTGCGCCGTCGCCAATGTGCCCACGGACGCATCCCCGAAGTAGGTCTCCGGCAGGCCAAAGCTGGCGGCCACCATCAAGAGCAGCCGCCGCGCATCCTCCGCGCCCACGGTCGCGCCGCTGGTGCGCACCGGCTCGATCTTGGCGTTCGGCCCGCCAATGAAGGTGGAGCCGACGCCCGGCGGCATGTCGGCAGCCGCCGCCGCGCCCAAGACCCCGCCGAGCTTGGCTTTGGCCGCGTCCAATGCGCCCTTTGTGCCGGGCGTGGTCAGTTGAAAGGCGAATTTGCGGTAGGCGCGCACGATGGAAGACCAGTCCTCCAAAAATTCCTTATAGGCCCGCGCCCAATCGATCGCGTCGTAAACCTCCGACAGCCCAAACTTCCAATTGCTGTAGCCGCCCACGCGCACATGGAAGACCGGCGCATCCCAGAGGATCGTCACGCCGCCCAGACTCTGGGGCTTGGCGGTCGGGTTGTAACGCCAGTCAGGGTAATAGGCCCGCGCTTGGCGCGTTTGCGTCACCCCATCGGCGTCGATCCACGTCTGCGTCCAGACCCGCAGGTAATACCACGGCTCGCGCGCGTCGTCGGGGTTGCTCACGCGGTCCGCCACTTCCTCGAACGGGATCGACCGCACACGCACGCGGCCCGTGACCGTGTTGGGGAAGAACACGAAAAAAAGGTTGCCGTCCGTCTGTAGCTCCGTCTCTTTCTGCCCTAGCGCCTGGTGCGAGGTCAGTTCGGCCTGGTTGCCGGAATCGTCCCAAAAGTCGGTCAGCAGGTCATCAATGTCGCCGTCTTCCGCCGTGACGTTGAAGTCCTGCCCGAAGACGTAGAGCCGTTGCACCTGCACGCCGCGCTTGATCAGCGGGTTCTTGATCGCCATGATGCGCGCAAACTGCGTAATGTCGCGCAGCCCCTCGCGTGAAAACTCGTTATCGGCCATGCCCGACAGCACGCGCCAGCCCTGCGATTCCAGGGCCATTTCCAGCGCCGCCAGCCGTTCGTACAGGATCATGGCGTCCGCTTCAGTCAGCGCGGCGGCGGCTGCGTCGGCTGCCTGCGCCGCGCCGTTGCCGTTCACCTGGTCAGCCATCGATGCACCTTCTTTCCCCACATGTACACGGTATAAAGTTTGTCCACCGCCCAATGCTTCCAGGTTGCGTACTCGCGCCGGCGCTTCCTGGCCGGCCTGGTTGCCTCCGTCATCCCCTAGCCCTCCCCATTTTTCATGCCGCACAGCTTGCAGTATTCAACCCACTCCGTAGAGCCTGCATCCACCGGATCGCCTCCGCGCTGCTGGCCCGTCCACTCGTGGTGGCAAATTTCCCGATACATCACTACGCGCTCGTAGCCCATCGATTCGCATATGGCCGGCCCTGGTGCGCGGCGATTCGTCAGCACGTCGCTGAGGTAGGACTCAGACATGCCCCAAGCGGCGGCGGCGGCTTTTTGGCTGCCGATCATATGCACCCTGACATGGAGCCGGCCTAGAAAGTCGGTTTCGGTGATCAAGTAGTTTTTGTCCGTCGGTAAATCCCGTTCCATTTCTCCCCCTTGTCAATCTCTTGCAGGGCGCGCAACTTGCCCAAGAGTTGATAGCAGTCGTGTTCCCGCTCTGCATCTTCCGGCCCGCCTTGCCCCTGGTGGATCAGAACGGCAAACGCAGCAATGGCGGCAGTCAGCAAGGCAGGATCAAGACTGCTAATCACCTCGGCCATTGCGTCATAGGTGCGGCGCGGCAAGATGACTACATCCATCAATGGCTTTTGCGCTTCGATGCGCGCAATCAGCGCCAGCAATTCGTCCATCCCCTACCCCCTTGCCCCTAGTACGGGCTGATCTCCAATCCCTCGTCAACGACCGCCAACCCCGCGCCCGCCGCCCCATCCGCCGCCGCGCTCAGCGCCCTAGCCACATTCGCCAGGGCGTAGCAGTCGGCGCGGTCATCATGCGCCCCTTCCGGCGCCCTCAGCGTGTTGCCCTCGATACTGGCGATCTGCGTGTAGCTGGCAAACGAGTGCAGGATCGTGGTCTTTTGGCGGAAGGCGTCCGCCAGCGCGTCATACAGCAGCACCTTGCCCAACTGGTTCGACAGCCAGCCGGCCCGTTCGTCCAACCCTGCCAGCACGCGCAATTGCTCCTGATACAGCAGGCGCAGGATCACGGCGTGCCCGTGGTTGTTGCGCTCCACCAGCACGTCCGCGGCGTTGTACCATCTGCCGACCGCCAGCGCGTGATCGGCAATCGTCTGCGGCTGAAACTTACCGGCCAGCGCCGCCACTTCTTCGCCGGTCACGCGGTCAAGGACGGTCAGCGCCGAATCGTCAGATGTGGGGTTGCCCTCCGCGGGGTCGCAGCCTATCACATAGCGCCGGCCAGCTTGGGGCAGCTTGTACACCTCCAGGCCGGGCACGCTGGGGGCCGCCGGCAGGCTCAGGAGGTCAAGCGGCGGCAACTCCTGATAGCACTTTTCAATCCAGCCCGCGGGGATGCGCTTATCCAACGTGCGCGGGGCCAGTGCTTCTGTGGCCGTCCCTGGGTATTCCTGGTGCAAGTCATCAAGGCTGCCCGTGTTGGCGAACGTGTCCCGCCGCTGGGCCTCGTACCATGCCCGACTGCGGCCCGGCCGCGCGTGCCAGGGCAGGAAGATCGGGAACCATTCATTTTGCCGCAGCTTGGCGGCGCGGTAGATGTTCTTAAACAGGCTGCCCGGCTTGCTCTTGTCGGACGTGGACAGCAGGATCATCGCCCCGCCCGCGTCAATCGTCGGCTTGACCGCGGCCATGAGCACCGGCAGATCGGGCTGGAAATCGGCCTCGTCCACCAGGGCCGCCGAGAACGTGTAGCCGCGCCCGCCCGTGGTCGCAAACGCCAGGGCCACGGAGCCGTTGCTCAACTCCCAGCGCGCCGCATTGTCCGTCACCACGGCCCGGCAGCGCAGGAAGGCGGGCAGCCGGTCGTACATCCCCTTGAGCCGGCTGGTCAGCAGGTCGGCGGCGTCCGTCTCCGTGCGGCTGAAAATGCCGATTGTGGCCGCGGGCCGGAACAGCATCAGCCACAGGCAGTAACCGAGCACTAGCCAGGTCATGCCCAACTGTCGCGCCTTGAGCGCGACCACCAGCCGTTGCAAGCGCAACTGGCGCAAGGCCCACCCCTGCGCCGGCCACAGGTCAAACGGTATCCACGCTTCTTCCGTGGCGTTGAACACCCAGGCGTAAGCGGTGATGAAATAGATCGGGGATTCGGCGCACAGCGCCCACTCCGCGGCCTGCTCGTGGGGGTCGGTGGGCGGGTTGTGGTGGCGCGGGTTAATCTGCATCGGGTTCCCCTTCCGGGCCGGCGTCGGGGTTCCAGGCGTCCGCCGCAGCCTGGTCTATGGCCGCGGCGTCCGCTTTGGCCTGGGAGAGCAGCGCCGCGAACTGGTCAGCATCCAGCGCCGCCGCAGCCGTCACCGATTTCGCCGCCGTCTGCATCCCGGCCCGGTCAAGGAGCGCCACGGCAGCGCGCAGCACATCGGCGGTGGGGGCCGGCTCGGTGAAGATTACCGGCTTTTTGTCCGGCCCCACCCGCGCCCGCCGCACCTGTCCCGCCGTCGCAATGCTCACCAACTGGTCAGCCGCCAGGGGCGAGGCTAGCGCCATCTTTTCGGCGGCCTGCCGCAAGGCGCGCAGGGCGCGGCCGTCGCGCCAGTCGCGCGCCAGGCGGGTGACGGTTTCCAGCACCTCAGCGAAGACCGGCTCCCGCTTCCACTTGTTATGGTAGATCGTGCGGCTGCACACGTCAGGGTGCTTTGCCCTGTCCCAAATCGTTTCTTCCGGCTTGCCCGCCAGGCGCGCGTCAACGAGGGCGATAACCGTCGCCTTTTTCTTGGCGGCGTGCTGCCCTTCGATGCGCCGCAACTGGTCAGCCGCGGCGGCCAGCCAGTCTGGATCAACCTGCGAGTTTGGCGAGTTTTGCAAATTCGTGCTTTGCGCCCCTTGTTTATTTATACACTATAGTGTATAATTACATCTGTAAGCGAGTGAGTCAGTCAGTCAACCGGAGCAGAAACCATGACCAGCCACACCGTCACCCACATTTCCACCAGCCAGATCGTAGCGGGCAACAACGACCGCACGACGTTCGACCCCAAAGCCCTGGCCGAGCTTGCCGCCAGCATCCAGGCCAACGGCCTGATCCAGCCGATCACCGTGCGCAGCATCGAAGGCACGGAGCTTTACCAGATTGTTGCGGGTGAGCGCCGCTTCCGCGCAATGGACGGCGTGCTCGGCTGGCAGACCGTCCCGGCCATTGTCGCCGACCTGACCGACGAGGAAGCCGCCGCGGTCATGCTGTCGGAGAACGTCAGCCGCCAGGACATTGACCCGATTGACGAGGCCAATGCCTACGCCAGCCGCATGAAGGCTTACGGCTGGACGGTCGCACGCTGCGCAGAGGCCGCCGGCGTCAGCGAGATCCGCGTCCAGTTCCGCGTCAAGCTGCTGGCCTTGCGCCCCGACGTGCAGGCCCTGGTCAAGACGGGCAACCTGCAACTGGGGTATGCGCAGGTGCTCGCCTCTGCCGGCCTGGACAGCACGCGGCAGATCATGGCGCTGGCCGCTCTGCGCGACCACACGAACCCAACCCCGGCCTGGTTCCGCCGCCTGTGCTCCGACCTCCTGAGCCAGCAAGCCCAAGAGACCATGCTGGACGCGCCGCCCATCTTCGGCGGCGACCTGGAAGCGCCGGCCACGCGCACCAGCATCGTGGAGCCGCCGCACCCTTCCACCACCACGCCGCCGGTCGCAGGCCGCAGCGCCAAGGACAAGCTCAGCAGCCAGGCCGCTTTCTGGACAGACGCCGCGGCGCAGTGGGAACGGCTGGGCCGGCCCTTCAAGCGCCAGGAGTTCCAGGCCGCAGCCCAGGCATTGCAGACCGCCCTTGCCTTGCTCTAATCCGGTATAATCAAGCTCAGGACGAAAGGACACAGAACCATGAACGCCAGCAAGCACCAGATCAGCATCTTCGACCAGCCGGCCCCCGCGCCGGCCCCGCGCTACGCCTGGAACGAAGACGGTCGCAGCATCAAGGGGTGCAGCATCATCTATGCGCCGAAAGGCCAGGCCGGGGAGTATGCGCCGCTGGCCGCCAACCCCTACCGCGGCTGCGGTCACGCCTGCGCCTACTGCTACGTGCCGGCTGTCTTGCGGATGCCGCGCCCGGAGTTCGACGCGGGCGCCACGCCGCGCCCTGATTACCTCAACCTGCTCGCCAAGGACGCCATCAAGTACCAGGCGAACGGCAGCCGCGAACAGGTCATGCTCAGTTTTACAACCGACCCCTACCACCCCGGCGACAACGGCCTGACCAGCAGCGTGATCCACACGTTGCAACACTACGGCCTGGCCGTCTGCACGCTCACCAAGGGCGGAACCCGCGCCCTGCGCGACCTTGACCTGTTCCGCGCGGACCGCGACGCGTTCGCCAGCACGTTGACCAGCCTGGACGACGCCTTCAGCCGCAAATGGGAGCGCGGCGCGGCCTTGCCGGCTGACCGGATCGCCGCGCTGAAAGCGTTCCACGCCGCCGGCATTTTTACCTGGGTTTCCTTGGAGCCGACGCTCGACACGGCGTCGAGCCTTGCGATCATCGAAGCCACGCACGAGTTCGTAGACCTGTTCAAAGTGGGCCGGGCCAATTACCTGCCCATGACCAACACCACGGATTGGGAGGACTACACCCTGCGCGTCCTTGACCTGGTGCAGCGGCTGGGCGTGCGCCACTACATCAAACAGGACTTGCAGCCCTACCTGCCGGCTGGCTATCACAACCCGCGCTACATCCCCCAGCACCACGGCTAGACCCTCACCAGGATTGCGCCGTAGTGGGTCATGTCGTTTTTGTGCCCACAATGATACCCAACCCAGCGGGCCAGCTTGTAACCGAGCCGGCCCGCTTTCTGTTCCACCAGCCAGCGGCAGACCTCCAGATACTTGGCGTACATATTCGCCGCACCCCAGCGCCCGACCACATCCGCCAGGCTCGCCACATCCCAGCCGCCCGCTAGCCGCACTTTCTGGCGCAAGCCGTCATTGACCGCCAAGCCCCACACATCTGGCAGCCGCTCGCCATGCCCCAGCAGAAACGCGTCCAGCACCGGCCACGGCTCGCCGTAGGGATCGATGTCGAGAAAGTTGATCACCAGATGCCCGCCCACGCCGGCCCCCAGCGCATAGGTGGAATCACACTCGTACACCGCCCATGTAGGCCGCTGGCGTGCTAGGAACTCGGCTTTAACCGCGTCCTTCTCAAAGACCACACCGCCGGCTGCGCCCCGGTAGCACCGCTCCCAGATGTGCCCGTAGCCGCCGTGTGTCTCGCAGACCACGGCAGGCGCGCCGAGTTCCGCCAGCACGTTGCGGCGCAGGCTGGTCTTCAGGTTGAGGGTGGAATTATCCTTCGGTTTCGCTTTCGCCATGATTGTCGAGATAGAACCGGCAGACAGTCAGCAGCGCCGCCGCGCGGTTGCGCTGGCCGGTGGCGAGGATCGCCCGCTCAAAGTCGGCCACATCGTCCGCATAGAGCACGGCCTTGATCTGCTTGGTGGGATCGTTGGTCATCCCCCGGCTTTGCCCGCTCCCCTCCGCAGGCGTCGCGTCGCTCAACGCCGTCACCGCCAATTCCCCCAGCATCCGGTCATACTCTGCATCGCTGTAGCCAATCGCCAACAGCAGCGCCCCATCCGCCGCCGCGCTTTCTTCCAGGATCGCCGCCAGTTGCGCCAGGTCGGGATCAGACTGCCGCGCCAGTTCATTGTCCGCGGCCAGGTACGCCAGCGCCTTGGTCTCTGGGTAATCGTCCGGCAGCACGTCGGCGCGCAGTTCCGCCCAGCCTAAGCGTTGCGCCGCCAGCGCCAGGCCCGTGCCGGCCAGGAACCAGCCGCGCCACACGACCACGCTGCGCACCTGCCCGAAGGCGGCCAGGGACGCGGCGAGCTTGTCGATCTGTTCGGCAGGGTGCTGGTTGTAGTTGCGCGGATGGGGCCGAAAGTCAGCCAGGCGGATCACCTGGTTCGTGGGGCCGGATGCGGCTGGGGAGCCGGCTTTGGCGGTCGGCATAGCGGTAGAACCTCGGTGCAGTTTGATTCAAACTGTCACGGAACGCACGCGGGCGCAAGCCCGCCCTACCCCGCGCAGCCGTCGCTATGGCTACGCGCAATGAGAATCATTCTCATTAGTCGCCCATTCAATGAGAATGATTCTCAATTGCACGGGTATTATAGCACGAAAGTTCTGTAAGTTGCTGACAAAATACAAAGCCCGCGGGGATGCCGCGGGCGTGGGGTAAGGCGTGGGTAATTGGGAAGGCTTACGGCATGATCCCCCGGAACGCTTCCAGCGCCGCGCCGACCGCGCCCGGCTCCCCGCCCTCGCACGCCGCCAGCAGCGCGTCCAACGGCCCCCGATTGTCGGTGCGGGCGATCACCCCCGGCAGCAAGGCCCGGCAATCCGCCAGCGCCGTCTCGGAGCCAGTCCCGGCCACCCAGGCGCGCAGCCGGCCCAACACGCCCAGCAGCGCCGCGGTCAACTGGTCAGCCGTCACGTTCTCGGCGCCTCGTTCCAGGACAAAGCCCACGGCGTCATCAGCGGCGGCGGCGACTGCGGCGGCGGCCACCGTCGCCACGAACGCGCCGGGCGTCGGAGTGCTGGCCGGGGTGACTTCGGAAGTTCCGAAGTCGGCAGCCGCCGGAACCTCCGTCACCACTTCAACCGCTGGCAGCGGCGTGGGCGTCCTGGGGGCAGCCGGCGTCTGGGTGGGCGTGGGCGTGGGCTGGGATACGCCACTACAGGCAGATAGCATCAGTGCCGCGGCGAGGCCGGCGGGCAAGATCACCCTCATTGCGCCACTACCCATCGCGCCGGCACATCACCCTCGATAAGCTGACGCCATGCCTCAAATTGCATGATCACATCGTGCAGCTGCGCGCCGCGCACCTTGACGATCTCATCATGCTTGGAGACCATCGCCTGCGCAATGCCCATATCGACAAGCTGCTCGACTGCGGCGATCACCTCGTGGGCGGCCAAATAGCGCGCCCGCCACAGGTCGCGGTCGGCAGTCAGCGCCTCGATTGTCGGCTGCTCATTCGTTGGTGTTGGCTGCATCGTGTTCCCCTTCCGGCTGCTGGGCCGGCTGCTGGGCCGGCTGCGTGGTCTTGGTCTTGCGCGGCTTGCGCTTGGGGCCACGGCGCAGGCCGGCGATCTTCTTTACATCGGCGTCGGTGAACAGCCAGACGCCCCCCTTTTTCTGGCCCACGCCGGGGTTGCGCTGCGCCCAGCGTGTCACCGCCTGGCGAGTTTTTTTGGTCTTCTCTGCTACTTCGTCCGCCGTGTATAGGTTCATGTCCCTAGCCTACACCCGACCCCGCCCGCTTGTCAATGGGTTTATTGCGCCAAATGTATAAATCCATCTGTGAGTTTTGAAATCTCCCCGTTTCCCCACTTGCATTATTATTTCACTTGATGTATAATTACATCTGTAAGTGAGCAAGTTTGAGCGTCAATTCAGCCCCAAGCGGGCGAGGAGATAGCACCCGTGACCACACTTTACCAGCCCACCCAGGCCGAAATCGACCACGCTGCCGAGGCCATGACCGTGGCCTACACCGGCGACAGCGCCCGCATTGCCCGCGCCGCGCAGCTGATCGCCGCCGGCGCGGTGGAATACACCTTTTCGGACTGGACAGCCGAGTTTGGCATTCAGCCCTTTGCCGACAGCACCGTCACCGGCTGGGCCGTCCGCTCGCAGCGCAACACCCGCCGCCAAGACCCCGAAGAACCGGAGCCGACACACTACGCCGTGACTTCCACCTCCTGCGGCTGCTATGACCACATGCTGCGGGCCAGCGCCATTGGCAACTGCGGCGACCAGACGATCACCGTCCGCCCCGCCTGCAAGCACATTTTCGCCGTGCAGATGTATCTGCGCATCATCGCCGCCAAGCTGGACGCGGCGGTGAGCGACCCAGAAAGCGCCGTATACCTGGTCGAAATGCGCGACCGGCTGTATGGCGTCAACGACCGCCTGACCGACGCCCCGATCTGCGGCGCGCTGTACATCCCCAAGACGGACAGCTACCGGCCCGAAGGCAGCCAGGACGCCGCCGACTTTGCCCGCTGGCTGGGGGCGCAGCCCGTGGCCGTTGACGCCGCGCAATGGTTCCCCGGCGGCTTGCTGGAAAAGATTCTCCGCAGCGCGCCGGACAAGGTGACACTGCGCGCCGATGTGGTCTACGGCTCGCCGCGGATTTACACCCTGTCCGGCTACCGTTACGACGGCGGCACGTGGGTGCACCTGGAGCACGCGGAGCGCCAGCAATTCAACGAAGGCGCCTGGACAAACGTGCTGGCCGCCTGCGGATTCATCCAGCCGGTCCGGCCCGTCAAACAGAACGGGCTGGCGTATCACTACATTTTGGAGCGCGGCGACAACAGCCAGGAGCACTACGGCCTGGGCGCAGCGGCGGGCGATTATGCCGAGCGCCAAGCCACCCGCCGCATGTTCGAGCGCGACATGGACGGCGGCGCTCAGCTTTAGGAATCAAGCGGGGGCGGGATCGCCCGCCCCCTTCCCTCTCACCAAGAAAGGAACCGACCATGAACATTCAGCAGATTTTCCCCCGCAAGTGGCTTTATCCCGAAGACCTGGGCGGACGCGCTGTCACCGTCACGATTGACACGGCCACAGTGGAAGACCTCCGCAACCCGCGCACCAACAAAATGGAAGCGAAGCTGATCGTCAGTTTCGCCAAGGCCACGAAGCGCCTGGTCTGCAACAAGACCCAAGCCTACGCCATTGCCGCGGCTGTAGGCTCGCAGGACACCGACCGCTGGCACGGCTGCAAGGTCACACTCTCGGCAGCCACGGCCCCCAACGGCAAGGCGACGATCCTGATCACGCCGGTCGCGAACGCGGATCATAACCTGGACGCGGGCGCGGGCGCGGATGCAGCAGGCGCGGATGCAGACGCAGACGCGGACGCGGAGGACGGCGAATGAAACTCCAACCCCCTACGGCGTTCGGCTGGCCGGAAATCCAGACACTGACCGATGGCCGCACCGTCACCGTGTACAGCAGCAAGCCGCCG